GTCTTTGACTTCGAGCAGGAAATTGTATTTAACATTAAATCTAGTTACTCCTACCAATAAGTCAGGACAGCCTTTGCCTACTGCGTGTAGATGTGTAACAGTCCAACCCTCAGCTCGTAATGCCTTAACGACTTGCGCTTGATTATCATCCACACGTTTATAAGTCATTCCTGCCCCCTTGCTCGGATAACCGCAGCAAAATAATCGCCCCTATACCTATCAGAATCAATACACACCTTCGCACACGCTTCACGCTCTGCTGCTGCAACTAAATTAGCAAATTCAATGAATTTATCTGCCTTTAATTCTTTTAATTCTGGATGACTCCAAATACCATCAAATAATTGACACTCATCAGCCATTCGTATTACGTCTGCTTTATTCACGCCAATCTCCTTTTAAGCCTTTATTGCCACGCTCCCACTGCTCTCTACAGTCCTTCTCTAGCTTATCTGCTGCGTTATTACCTCGCATCTTGCGAACTAACTGTAGGTATTCTGATGACTTGTTTCTGTCTAATGCTCTCCATCGTAATACAACTAAAACTTCACAGCGATGTCTGTATTCTTCGCTATCTGTATCAATTAACTCATTCATATCAATTCTAAAGATTGTTGTTTTAATCGTTCACGTTGCAATATCTCATATTCTGTATTTAATTCACATCCTAAATATTTTCTTCCTAAGTTTTGCGCTACTTGAGCTGTTGTGCCACTACCCATAAAAGGATCGAGAACAATACCTCCAACAGGCGCACCAGCCATTATGCAAGGCTCAATTAAATCTGGCGGGAATACTGCGAAATGCGCTCCAGAATAAGGCTTAGTTGTTACTGTCCATACACTGCGTTTGTTTCTTGTATCTCCAGTTTTTCCTGACATTGAGTTAGCTTCAGTTCCTCTCCTAGAGTCTCCTCTCGCACCCCTATCATCTCCTGCGTAGATAGCTGGCTCTTGCATTGCGCTTATATCGTAATAATACTTTTGTTTTTTGCTTAATAAAAATATGTACTCATGTGATTTAGTACATCTATCTTGCACAGACTCAGGCATTGGATTAGGTTTATGCCAAATAATATCTTGCCGTAAATACCATCCATCATTTCTTAAAGCAAATGCAAGCATAAACGGTATGCCTATTAAGTCTTTAGATTTGTAGCCTTCTATCTTTTGTGTTTTGCTAACAGATTGACCATTTCTTCCATTAGGATTTTTAGGATCAACAAAATCTCCCTTGCTCCCTGTCCCACAATAGCTATCACCAATGTTTACCCATAATGTACCGTCATCTTCTAATACATCCCATACACATCTAAATACTTCTACCATAGCTTCAATGTAAGCGGCAGGAGTTTCTTCTAATCCTATTTGTCCATCATGCCCATAATCACGCAATCCATAATAAGGTGGGCTAGTAACGCAAGTCTGTGCTTTGATACCTTGAGATGCCCATTTCTTCATTATTTCTCGGCAGTCACCGAATTCAATTTTATCCACGAAACTTTCCTTTGTTATCAAAGTCCATAGTCGCACCACCGAAAGTATCAATAAACTGCTGACTACCTGAATGGTAATAAAGTCCGTATGATTCCTGAGCTTCACCATTTCTTTGTTTCTCGCACATCAGGTAAGCGTCAGGTAAATCTTCCTCGTACTTGTCTCCGTTACGCCTACGATTCTCTTTCTGCTTGTTGCGCCACATTAAGAATACGTTATCAACCTGATCCGTTATTGCTCCAGTACCTTTGATGTCGTTCTTGTTAGGCTGCACTTCCTCAGACTGTAACTTGCGGATATGGTGGATCAAATGAACGTGTACGTTATGGTCTCTTGCTAATGCGGTTAGCTCATCTACAAAGTATTTCTGCTCGTTGAAATTATCCTCAGCATTACAGACCTTCATTAACGAGTCAATAAAAATATGCTCAACTCCTAACTCAACAGCGCAGTATCTAGCCATCGCTATCGTTTGATTAGGCGTAGTGGAACCTTGCTGATCGTAGATGTACAGATGCTCTCCTGCGAACTGGTTAAATCGCTTAGTTAATCCCTTGATGTACTTTTCTTTATCGTTAGTTAACGGATCGTCAATAAACTCACCCGCAAACTGTCTGAGCATCCTATGGATAGTGCTAGTAGGTTTCATCTCAAATGATGCCACTACACACTTGCGCTTCTGTTTAATCAAGTGCAACGCTATCTGACCAGTTATCAGAGACTTACCGCCACCGTTACCACCAGCGTATAAAGTCACCTCACCTAACCTGAAAGCAAAGTCACCATGCGTCTTAGTAAACGGCATAGTCGCATTATCGTTAATAGGTGGATTAATGTAGTTCTCAGTAATCTCATCTAGCCAATCTGAAACTATGCGAACCTTCTGACCTACATCGTTATTCTTCAGATACTTTTCTACGTCAATATCCTGTGACTTAACTAATCGTGCTTTACGCTCATCGTCTAGTTGTACTGCTACTAATTCTAAGTTTGTAGTCATCTTATGTGCCTCGCTGCTTCAATGATCCGTTCTTGTGCTTGTCTTAAACGTGATCTGTCATTATCAGTTAATTTAATTCCGTTAGCTAGGTTACTTGCAGCTACAGATACCAGTACGGACTCGAACTCAATAACCCTAAGTAAGTCTGTTGCGTAAAAAGCATTTTTAACTCTAGGCTTGTGATGCGATAACTTATCGTCAGGTGGAAACAGCTCACCTATATCCATACCGATAGAACCGACTATCTCCTGAACTGAGCAACCACCAAAACATTTCAGCAGGATTCGACCATCTTCTGTTTCTCTTATCGCTAAGGAAGGACTACGATCTTCATGGCTAGGACAACAAGCAGTCCACCTACCTTTGCCACCCTTTACTTTCGTTAGACGCTGTAGCAATGTATCTACACTCATTTTGCACCTCGCAGTCTGCCATCAAATGCAGGTTTTGAGTCCTGAGTTTTGTTTACCCAATCAGCTTTAAATCCAGTCCATCCTCTAGAACATATTTCCGTTAGAGCATCCTGAAGTTTCCAATTAGCTTTGTTTGCCTCAGTCCTAATCATGTTTAATGCTGTCTCAGTTATTGGTGACTTCTTAGCTTTACGATGTTTAACGAAATCTTGCCAAATTAATACATCAACGTCTGAAGGACGTATATCCTTTATATTGTTTATTGTTTCTTGTTTATTGTTTAGGATCTGAGCCGTATCTGATTTCAGATGCCTTTCAGAACCCCAACGTATCTGATTCGCTTTACGTGCGCTATCCGCTTTGCTCTGATAAGCCTTGATTTCAGAATCCGCTCGTTTGTTGTGCCAGCTATTATCGTCAACATTAAACTCAAAAAATTCATGCAAAATAAGCATTACAGTTTCTTCGTTTGATTTAACTTTTCTAGCTACTTTAGGTAAGTCTATAACGTCAAAAGACTTTTCAGTTTGATAATACAAGTCGAGCAATCTTCTATAAGTTAAATCCTCATCGTTAGTTAAATGAGAAGTATGGCTTATGTAATCACCGATATTGAATTGATAATAGTGCATGACTTTTCCAATAAAAAAAGCCTTAGGTGAGACTCTCATCATTTCTGATGTTGGAGGACTGGTTAGTACCAGCAGAGTCCCATCTAAGGCTTACTAAAACACGCCTCCAAGCGTGTACTACTGCTATAACTATACGCTTTTGTTCCTGATCCTGCAAGTCTTACAAATATCACTATTCTTAAACTGGATTATCGACCTGCTCCGCTTGCAAATCGGACATGACTTCGTTAAGAACTGATAAGTCGTTTCTTGCTTCTTCTTTTGCTCCATTGCTTAATCCTATGTGGCAGAAGTCTCGTAAAACCTGACCTCTTGGTGATACTTTAGGCAAAAAATACTTGCTCGATAATGGCGTAAATGGCTTAGGCTCTCTAGGCTTTACGTACTCAATCTCATCCAGTTTTAACGAGTTCTTCAAACGTGGACTAGGACTATAACTGCCTTGATATTTCTTTAGCAAGCCCTCCTCACACATATCATCAAACTCACAGCGCATTAAAGCTAAAGACTTAAAGCTCATCATTCCGAATTCCTCAGCGTATTGTTCCGAATTTAACGGATAATTCTTGAGGAAATTCACGCAAATCTGGTACTTCCTAGTGTTACTTTTAGGAATCTCCTGAAAGATGTCACCCATTATCTTTCTCCAGATTTTTGGAATATTCCATCTCCTTATTAGGAATATTCCGTTTTTTCCATAGTGACTCTGACTTAGCTAACTGCTCTTTAAACTCCTTAGTTTTCTCACGTATCTCGTCTAAGCGATCTTCACGCTCGTTATATTCACGCTCAAACTCTTTAAACCATACTGGATCTCTCATTTTTATCTCCTATCCAAAGATTGTTTGCAAAATTGCTACTGTACCAAAGATGATTACAGCAAAAAATACCCCTAAACATACTGACAAATACAGAAAAATTAGCATTTTCTTAATCATTTTCGTCTCCCATTGGCAATGTTGATCTAAAAATACCTAAGATTGCCAAGTCAAATATTTACACACTTTTTGTATTTCTGCTTATAAATTATTTCTATTGATTTCTGTATTTCTATTAATAAATAGTTGTTGACCATGTTTACTGAAAGAACTATGATTCATCCATCGACAAACAACTGAGGGAGCAAAAACATGGATTTAAGTACATACAAGCAAATGCCTGATCTACCAAACGCAGACATAGACTTTCTTGATGACCTAGACGATACGTTACTAGGCAGACCAGCAGAAGATTATGAGTGTGCCGAGCAAATGCAGATACGCCAAGAAATAGAAGATGAGCAAGAATCAGAAGCGCAGTATCAACGTGACTTACGTGAGTTCAAACTTAAAAGGAGTATATTATGATTGATAAATGGAAGATGGCTGAGATGACTTATGTTCTCCGATTAATGGTAGATAAATTTGAGCGCAGGACATTATCAGCAGATGAACAAAACGTACTAATGATGGCATATGAAGCACTAAGAATACCAAGTCGTGAAGTTCACGAGATGGCTAATATGATGGAGGACTTTGAATGATTAAATGGTTAGATGAGCATCAGTTGGTTATAATCGCAGTCTTGTTTTTTTTATGGGTAGTATGTTCAAGTTTTGATTAATTCAGGAGATAAATAAATGGAAGATTTTAAAGTTTACGCTAAGTTACAAAAGTGTCGTGTAGAGTTGCAGAACATGGAACTCAAGAAGTCTGGACATAACAAATTTCAAGGCTACAAATATTTTGAGCTGCGTGATTTCTTGCCAGCAATTAACACCTTATTTGACATCTATGGTCTTTGCTACTCGCTACAGTTTGATCGAGATATGGCAAATATGTTTGTGGTTGATGTAGATACAGGTAACTCAATTAAGTTTACTTGCCCAATGGAGCAAGCGATCCTAAAAGGCTGTATGCCTGTACAGAATCTAGGCGCATCCATAACGTACATTACTCGCTACCTTTTAGTTATGGCTTTGGCAATATCTGAACATGATGCTGTAGACGCTTCAGAGCCTACGAAAGAGAAAAAGACTATATCCGCTACAGATGGCGCAAAAGATGCCTTAGACGCTCGTTTAGCAGCCTTAGTGGACAAGTTGTCTAACCATATTCAGGCACAGTACGATGCAGGTAATGAATGGGCAGCATTTGAAGCATGGGATTTGCGAGATCAGACTACTTTTGACGTAACAGCATCAACAGCAGTTTGGGGGCAGTTAAGCAGTAAATGTAGAAGTACAATTAAATTAATGGATAAAGAAGCCAACGGAGAATCTAAATAATGCAAACTAAATTTGAAGCCAAGCCAGGCACATTTTCACTGTTTAAGAACCAAGAGAAGAAAACCGACTCACATCCTGATTATCGTGGAGATGGTAAAGATATAGAAGGTAATCCGATATGGGTATCTGCATGGCTAAAAGAAGGTAAGTCAGGCAAGTTTATGAGCTGCTCGTTTAAGTTGAAGGATGAACAGCCTAAAGCACAAAAAGAAAAGTTTTATGATGATGACTTAGATTCTGCGCCCTTCTGATGTTTAGCCCAGCTAGAGGTGGCGTTAAAACACTAGCAGCAGGGGCTATCTGTCTCCTTCGACATCACTCTCGATAGTGACCCTGCAATTACAAAGGATAAAAATGAAATTGCTTGATTACTTACAAAAGACTTACGATATTAAAAATGATCGTCAGTTAGCGTTAAAAATAGGATTTAGTACACCAACTCTGTCAAAGATTCGTACAGGTAAATACAAGGTAAGCGCAGACATGATTATCGCTATCCACGAGACGTTTAAGATGTCAATTAAAGATATAAAGGCGTTGCTATGAGGGTACTGTTTTTGCTAGGAGTTAGCTTGATGCTTTTAGGTATTACGTTATCCATACAAGACAAGATAGAACGTGAATATGAACGTGGCTATCAGGACGGTATGCACTCGTTAAACACAAGGCAAGTAGATAATCTGTGTATTAAGTGGTGGTTTCAGACTGATCTGGAAGCTGCCAGAAAGAGAGCCTGTGGTAAGTAATTAAACGCTAATAACTTGACCTCTGAAATATACCAATCCTTCTTCTTCGCTCACAACCTCACATAATTCTGGAGGCATTAGTTTTCCTTCATGGAATGTGAGGACAGCGAATCCTGACCTGTGATTCTTAGGCGAATCTTCTGAATACGTAAACGCATCAGCATCTACTGGTGACAATGTACCAGTATCTACACCGTATCTACTACCGTTATAGTCTGTAAATGGAGTTACTTTCAGGCTATGCAAATGACCAGTAACCATTGACGTACCAGACTTTAGGATATTGTTATAAATTGCATGGATGCCATTATGATAACGATGCTTAATCATAGTGTGATCGTTAATCATCAGAGACATTGAGAACCGCCATAACGGAAAATGTTCTTGTAAGTTCATTCCCATCACACCCTTAAACGTATCCCCTACTTGTTGTTGGAGCCTAGCATTAAAACGAAGATCGTGATTTCCCCACAAAAAAGTCAATTGTGCAGCTCCGGCAGCCTTCTGGATCTCCTCTAAGCGATCTTGACACGCTTCTAGCTCCTGTTTTACCGATGGTAAAGATTGCCATGTACCGCCAGCCGGATGACGAGAAATTGACGCACCATCAAACGCATCTCCGTTAATGACTACAATCTTAGGTTTTAACTCTTTGACAAGTTTTACAAAAGCTCTATGAGCTGTGGAGATTACGTCAGGCCAGTAATGGCAGTCAGAAGCCACTAGAACGACTCCAGAGTCGATTTCTGCGGTTGCCCTAACTCCGTTAGCCGGATAAAAGATTTTAGCGTCTGGGCTGTTTTTAGCTGTTGCTACAAGTTTAATTCCTCGCTTGGATTCTATTCGCTTTCTTCTTATTTGAATATTGCGTACATTTATCTGTAGATGGTTTGCTAGTGCTTGGACACTAGTAAATTTGTTCCACAAAGCAATAAATTCATCATCGGTAGTAGAAGGCTTCATAAGTCCTCTAGGAAACGTAGCGCACGAATTCACCACACCATTCGTCAGATGCGGTTAGTGCAAAGGAAAAGGAAACACCGCCATCAACTTCAGGCAGTAATGTAGGTGGGAGTCGGTGACATTCGCCTAAGTCGCCTTCTTTATCTGGCACAAAGAAAGCACACGTAGCGCATCGTGGCATACAATCGTCAGGAATCTTAGAGGCATTTCCTTTTTTCGACATCTTGCACAACCTTTTCTAGTTCTTCAATACGATATTGCTGGTACTGAATTATTCTATTGAGTTCGTTATACAAAGCACGAGTATTGTTTACTTCTTCTTTCGATAACAATAGATTGCCATTATCATCTAAACTTGCAGCAGTTGCAACACTAGCAATTAAAAATAAAGCAATCCATTTCATAATTACTCCTATGCGATTAACCCATCTTGATAAACAGTCTTACCATTTTTAGATGTAGCAGTTAAATTCTGCTTCTTTAAGTTCTTAGGATCGTAGGATACGTGAACCCAGCCGCTATCAGGAATACCAGGAGTATAGAACTCTAATATTAACTGCGTGTAACTTAGGTTATCCGAAATCCAGTTAGCTAAATCAGCGTTAGCAATACTAGGTATCTCGATGTCAGCAGCTTGACCTTTGCAATGGTCTGAAGTCTTAGAACCGCCAACCTTAGCGTTAACCTCTGGATGACGAAATCCAGAATTCACCTTAACGCCCATCTTAAAGTTTTCACGAACAGGCTGTAGCACCTTCTCGCATAAAGTCTTTAGATTCTGTATATCTGCCTCAGTAGGATCATTCTTCATGCCAAACCGTAAAGCAGTCTCGCTCTTGGTTAATTCTTGTAGGCTAAAGTTTTCTGATAATTTCATTTCTTCATATCCATGATTTTCTCAAGAGTACGACCCCCAAAATAAAAACTCATCACGAGCATACCCCATTGACCTAGCAGCTCAACAAAAGCATCAGCTATATCTAAAGCAGCAGCATCTAATATCGCTAGTACCAAGTACGATACTAAAATGTAAATTAACGTCATAGGACGAATGTTCTTAGATAGCCAAGAATCACTAGCCATATCTGCTTGCATACGTTCAGTCAGGTTATTCTGTTCTAACTCGTACATCTTTGACTCATTAGCCATTTTAGCTAACTCACCATCTTGAGCCATTTTCGTTAGTTCAAACTGAGCTTTAGCCTTAGCTTCAGGATCAGGAATTAACTTATCAATTAACTTACCACCGATGTTTAGAATTGCGTCTAGTCCTATCATTAGTCTCTCCAGTGAAACATACTCCAAATAAAATACAAAATAGCCGTAGCACACGCAGTACCTACTACAGCAGCGATAATGTTTTGAATTAACTGAATACGCTCTGCTCGTTTCCTAGCGATCTCACGTAACCTCATCCGTTCTATCCGAGCTTCTTCTTCTGCTTCTTCCTTAGCAGCAGCTACGATAGCGTCTCTACGAGCGCACATCTCTTGGTAAAGACCAGTTTCTTCTGAGTTATTGTAGATCAGCATCTCACGTAGCTCGACTTCTAATCGATATAACTTACGTGATGCGAATGTAGCGTCTAGTGCCTGTTTAGTGGCTTGCGATAAGGTAATATTAGGATTCTTCTTAGCTACCGAATCAACAACAGCGACAGACTTAATTTCTGCTTGTTTTTCAAAGAACGTAGAGATATCGTGATAACACTCTTGTATATCTTTCCCTAGTTCTATTGCTTTCTTAACGCCAGCTACAGCAGCCTCCGCAGCAGCAAAGGCAACCGCAACTTCGATCATTTTGGTAATTGTCCGTTAGAACCTAGCCACATTAATATGAATAAAGAACCTGCACCAACTATCCAGAATATCTTCTTAACTACCGACTTACCGACTTCTTCGTAAATCTTCTTAAATGCTACCTCAGCAGCACGTTCAGCAATCTTTTCTATTTGATCGTCAGATAAGTTGATGTCAGACATGATTAGACCTGTTCAATCCATTGGAGTTGTTCTTCATCCCAATTGTAACCTTTGCCATCAGTAGGCATAGGAGTTGTGTTTTCCCATAAGCAAGTATCGTTATTTAATGTCCAACTAGCAAAAGGCTGAGGAGGAATAAAAGCGTCACGTTCTGCATCGTAAGTAAAACCGATACCTGCATAATTCTTACGTAATGGACGACCTTCTGGATGCTGACCACCATAAGTATTGTATGAAGTCTGTATCCATTGACCAGGACTTGTATCTACAAACGTATCAAAGAACTCTGGTTCAGCAACAATAACCTGAGTAACAATTCCGTTAACAACCTTAGCGTGATGTCCCATAATTAAGCCGTATATGATCCAGATGATGTAAAACTCATAATAGTGTTAGATCCACTAGTAGTAATAGTAGGAGATCCAGTTACAGTTCCAGTATATGCTGATGTTGGAATAGAAATAATTACTAGCCCTGAACCACCAGAGCCAGATGTTCTAGCAGTGCCAGCAGATGAAGCACCTCCACCACCGCCACCTGTATTAACAGTTCCAGATGTTGCATTTGCTGAACTATTATTGCCAGCCCCACCACCCCCAGATCCACCAGCACCAGGAGTCCCACCGTTATAAGTAGAGCCACCACCACCACCGCAGTAAGTAACAGAAGAACCAGTTATTGATGATGCAGAACCCGCACCGCCAACTCCACCAGCAGAGGAAGATGTTACATTTCCACCTACTGCACCAGCACCACCGCCACCTGCTGAAGGATAATTAGAAGCTCCTTGTGTACCAGAAATAGTGCCGCCATTATTACCTTGACCAGATGTCCCTGTGCCAAAACTAGTTCCTGCACTAAGGTAGTTAGAAGCTCCACCACCTGAACCACCATTTGCAGCAGCAATAATTGCAGCATTAGTGCCACCGCCACCACCACCACCAATTGCAGTTAATCCTAAACCAGTGGAATTACTACCATTAGAGCCAACATAAGGTGATCCACCTATTCCAGATCCACCAGCACCAATAACAAATGAATAAGTAGTGCCACTATATAATGTAGCAGTTCCAGTAAGAAGACCTCCAGCACCACCACCTGCACCGCCTGATGAATTGCTATTTGTGCAACCACCTGCACCGCCACCTGCCGCTATTAAATACGATGCTGAAAATGTTTTAGCAGAATTAAATTGATACCAATTAGTTCCATCGTAGTATTCTGGATAACCTAACGTAGTGTTATAACCCATCTGTCCAGCAGTAGGACTCGCAGGACGAGTAGCAGTAGTCCACGATGCGTTAGTGATGCCATTAGTACCGTTTAACGTAATAGGCATTATTCACTATCCGCAGGTAATGGTTGACCACCCGCCTGAACCCATTTAACGTATTCTTCAGCAGTTACTAAACAAGATTCTTGTCTGCCATCTTCCCATTCACGCCAAACCACTTGAGTAGTTTGCATAGGCTGTAGTGGAAGTAATTTCCAAGTTGCTTCAATCATAGTTCACATCCTGTAAATAAGATTTTGCTACTAGCAGTTGAACATTGAAAATCATACAGATTATTCACAGTCATTCCACTACCGCCACTAAGACTTAATACCCCAACATTTAAACTTGCGTAATTAAATGCCTGTGTGCTAAAAGAAAGACCGCTTACTGCGAATGTTCCAGAAATTGTAACTCCAGTTGGAGGAACTCTTGCTGTTACCGTAAATGGTATGGCTGCTGATGCTGTACTAGCAGTAGAAAGACCACGAACCCAACCAATAAACTCAGAACCAGAACTAGAAGAATAAATATAAGCAGGTAAATACCTTTGACACAAACTCAACTCAGTCCCATAAGGACGATAGTCATAAGAAGTAGCCGTAGAACCCTTTTCAAGCATTACACCAGTTAAATAGAACGTGGCACCAGAGGTTCCAACGACCGATGTTGCGCCTGTGGCTGAATCGTAATCAGAACCAGCCCATGCACCTGCTGTACCGCTATACGTAGAGCCAACTCCTAAACCGAAATTAACTCTCAAACCAATTCCGTTAGTTGCACCAATCCAAGTACCAGTAGTATCACCAGCAATAGTTACTGATTTTAATTCCCAAGTATTTGCAGCAGCTATAGAGTACGTAAATGGATAAGAACGATTAGACGCTGAGTTTTGCAATGAGCCACCAAATGTTCCAGTTAAAGAACTACGCACCCAAAAAGATAACGTAACAGGAGCAGCTCCAGCCGCACCCCATCCTAAATCAGCAGTATTAAAGCCTTCTATATTTTGACGAATAACAAACACTTCACTAGCACCTACTGTGTAAGCAGAGGAAGAAGTAATCAAAGTAGAAAAGTTAAATCCTGTAGCAGCAACAGATGACTGAGCAGTGGTTAATTTAGATGCAGCACCTACGATTACTTGGAATCTATCTACTGGATAATTAGTAGCGTAAGCAGACGTTACTGCTGGCGTAATAGTAGCTCCAGCCGCACCTTGAGAGATACTCATTGAACCGTTGATTAGACGATTTTTCATTCCGTACAAACCAGCAGAACTTACGCCATCACTGGTAGTCATTAAGTCTGCCACAATTGAGCCATAGGCCATAGTTATACTCCTAACGCTGTTTTGATTTCTTCTGGCGTAGATGCAGAATTAATCTGTGTTTGCATAGCTGCGTATTTATCTCGTATTACTTGTCTAGCTGACTCAGCAGCAGATGCTTGACTAGGAATAGTTGCTTGAACGTCTAGAGGAGCAAATTCTTCTGATCGTTTTGCTCTACGAATATTATGAGCAATATCCTTAGCTTTGTTTACGTTAATAGTAATCATGCGTACTCCCAAGCATTTCTAAAAAGTCGTTCTGTAGGTATATCTGAAACATCTACAATCTTGTATTCTTTGCCAGCTGGTACGTCTTTAGCAGCAATTTGCTCAATGGTTAAACCACATTCAGCAGCAGGAATTACGATAGCTACGCCACCGTCATCTGTTGGGTATAAAATTCTTTTCATTTTGTCCTCTTAACGGAAAATAGCGGCAGAAAAATTTACTGGATCTAATTGAGATGTACCTGAGCCAAATTTAACAAGAAAACGAACTTGTGTTGTTGAATAAAGAACTGTTGAAGTATTGTTAGGATAACCAACAGATACTCCGGCGGGGTTGCTTGATAAGTTTTGGTTTGCTGTTGCTAGTGCCGCATAATTAGCATCAGGCATCGCAGTTGTAAAATTAACTGTGTAATCACCTTCACCATTATCAGTAATAGAACTTACATTTCCGCTTGCTCTAATAGCTACTGTTCCTGTTCCGTTAAAGTTTACCCATGAGCGACATCCGTATGCAACAGCAGCAGAACCGTAACCTGAGTTAAACGACATATTTCCGCTAAATGATCCAGTAGTACCTGAAACACCAGCAGCAAACGTAGTAGCCTGTGATGCGTCAACGCTAATAGCAGTAGAGCCTGAACCTGATCCAGTAACAATATTTAAAGTGCCACTAGTGTCAGTAGTGATTGCTGTGCCACCATTCGAGGAATTCCCCGCAACGATAGAATTGGCCATTCTTAACTCCTATTCTTACAATTATTGAAATGCCATCTAGGCATTGTCGCAGCACCACCAGTTTTATTGCAGTGCGGGCAGGTTATTAAATGATACTTTCTTCCTAAATGAGCATTTCTTATCTTGTCTTTTGTTTCTTGCGTATGAGGCTTTGCATTTTTATGGCTTTCCCTCATCTTTTGTATAGCTTCTTCGGTATGTTTCATACCTTTTCTTTTGCTTGGCTTGCCAATCTTAGACAGAATCATTTTTTGCACTGATTCAGGGCTTGCTTTTATTCCTTTATTCCAGGCAGCCTGTCCTTTTTTAAACTGAGTTTTATTCTCAACATTTTTATTAACTTTAGGAACTCGTAATTTCTGTATATGTTCTTCAGTTAACTTCTTACCTTTGTTCCAAGCAACTTGACCTTTTTTGGCAATGCTTAATTTTTTTCTTGTTTCTTCTGACATAGGGAATTTTAAATTCCCACTATCACCACCTTGCCTAAGATTAAGACAATTAGGATTGTTTTTTATATAGTCTAAAGTTACGTATCTATTTTCAATATCAAGAATATATTTATGTTCACCAATTAACAATATTTCATATTTTAAATTACTTTTGCCATGTTTTTTAACATAACTTCTCCATCTTAGACCGCTTCCCCAATATCCATTTTGGGAAACTCCAACGTGCTTACCAACATAATATTTGCCTGACGTTACATCAGTAATTTTATATAAATGAGCAGGTCTAATATGTTCCATAATATTGTCAACTATACAACAACCCACCTTGACCCACTAGGTACTGTTACTGTTACACCAGATGCTACCGTAATCGGGCCAGCACTCATTCCGTTCTTATTCGTAGTAATCGTGTAGTTAGCGGATACCGTATTAGCGTTCTCGAATATCGCTCCACCACCACCGTTAGCACCACCTACAGGAGTCCAGTTACTACCATCATAAGTCTCTAGTATTGCTAAAGTTGTATTATATCTTAGCTGACCTGTAGCTGACGATGGTCTTTGTGCGGTAGTTCCTACAGGTACTCTAACTGCTCCTGTGCTGTTTATTGCAAAGGTAGTAGGTACGTCTATAGTTGCTGCGTTAATCGTTACTGTGGACGTTACAGTGCTTCCTATGACCGTAGTTCCTGATGCCGTTAAAGTACCAGTAACCGTAAATGGATCGCCACTAGTACCGTCTTGCTGATCCTTTAACTGCGCCATTAGTTCACGAATAGCGTTATTGACAAGGCTAGGAGCCATGCCTTCAGCTAAGTTAATACCGTCAATATCAGTATTTGAGCTTGCTGTTGCGCTAAATTCGCTAATTTTTGTCTTTGGCATTTCTTAATCTCCAAGCAGACCTGTAGTTGTTCCAATAGCAGCAGAACTAGGAACTAATCCTACTGGCTTACGCTGCGTTCTTAATTTCAATTCTTGCAATATTCTAGCTTGCTCAATAGGATCAGTAGCAAATAATCGTTTCTGTAACTCAGCAGAAGTCTCTCCGCTAATACCTTTAGCTCTTGCTGCACCTTGTCTTAACAATTGCATCGCACCACCAGTTAATCCACCAGTAGCTAAACTTTGAGCTACAGCAGCAGTATTTGCCAAACTTTCACTGCCAGCTAAACGCTCACCAGTTTGTGAGCCACCCATGATTGCTCTACCTGTTTTAGTCTGCTCACCTAAAGCATCAACGTATCTGACAAAGTCGTTGTACTGGTTATTGTCAGTAAAGGCATAACGTAACAATGACTTCTGTTTGTCGCTCTTAAATATCTGACGAGTAAAGTCACCGCCTTTAAAGTTTTCAAGACGAGAATTAACGTCTGACATCATGCCTAGACGGAAAGCCTCTTTTTCTGAATCATTCATCTTCTTCAGATCATCAAGGACTTCCTTGTATTCCATTCTTTGATATTTCTGACCACTCTCAAATGAAGAACGAATACGCTCGTTATCAGCAAACTCTTTATTTGCTTTAGCGTATATAGGATTCTTTTCTTTGATTAAGTCGTTAAACTCACGCTTAACATTAGAAACATCTCTACCGTAACTAGTCATCTTTCCTGTTACAGGATCAATCTCTTTCTCTACTACTCGATCAAGACCAATCTTAATCTGGTGCAATACGTTAGTAGGAACGAACTGAGCATTACGAATCTGTTCTAAGTCAGGCAACGTATCACCATAAACACCAGCTCGTCTTTGAGCTTCTTTATAAGCGTCTTGGAATACTGGACGCTCTACGTATTTACGGAAATCACGAGCATCTACAGCCTTCTCATAAGCTAAAGGATACTTTGCAGATGCAGCAGATTGTTGATTCTTAGCTAGGAAATCAAGGTATTCATAACCACTTACATTTTTACCAAGACCTGCACGTTTTACTAATCCACTAACAATATCGCTAGGCTGATCTATCATGCGAGACTCTAAAAATCTAGCTGTGGCAGTCTTTTCTGCTGAAGGAACCACATAAGCAGCATAAGATAAGTCCTGTAATCCTTTAGTTAAATCAGCCAATACAGGACGAGGAACGCCTAGCTTTTGTAGCTCATTTAACGCACGAGTAGCCTCATCAGGAGTTAGATTCTCTTTGTTTAATGTATTAGCAAGTATCTTGTTTGCAGCAGTAGTTTGATCGCCAATTCCAGCAGCGTTAAGCGCATTACGAATCATGCCTCCAGCACTTTTAGCTGCAATAGGTATAGCTCCACCCAATACACCACCAACAGCACCACCAATAGCAGTACTTTCTAACGTATTCTTTTCTGCTGTACCTGCGCCAGTTAAAGCACCTGTAGCTGCTCCAACACCGCTACCACGAGCTATTTGACCACCTATAGTTTCACCAGTAACAGCAGCTTGTGTGGCTCCACTAGTTCCTTTTAAAGCCTTAAACGCACCTAATGGCATAGCAATACCGCCTAATAATTCTAGCGGTGTAGCAAAGCCAGGATTATCTATATTATATTGTCCTTGCTGCGCTCTTAATCTATCTCTAATAGCTTCATACTCTTTTCCGCTAACAGCTCCAGAACGTAATGCAGCTTCTAACTCATCAGCAAAGCCAAAAGTAAGCCCTTGAGCTGCTGTTCTTGTTGTTTCTAATGCTCCAGAATAAGGAACTTTAGGTTGAAAAACTGAAGTTGCAGGAGTAGTTAATTGGCTTTTAATAACTTGAGATATTTGTGCATCACTCATTGAGTCTGGAAACTCAACAATACCTTGTCCAGGCACTTCAATTAGTTTAGGCATTATTCAATTCTCCCTGTGGATTGGTTATAACGCCTTACACCACTTGGAGACGGGGCAGAAATGCCAGGTACATCTATTTTGTAATACTTAGAATATTTTTTACCTGTAGGATCGCTAGACATTATTTCGTAATTCTGTTGATGAGACTGAATCTTTGCTCTAGCAACCTTATCTAAACTATCTAATAACGCATTGATTTCAACTGCCGTAAAATCACGCAAGTTACCACCAGATGCACGAGCAATTAAGCCTCGCTCAAAGTCAGTAATTGCACCCTGACCTGCCATTGATTTAGCAGCATCTAATTCAAGAGCAGCTAATTGCTGCATAGCCTGAGCTGTACGAGCCAACTTTTCTTCGGTTGTCTTGCCAGTTACTTTTAACGCTGCTGCAAACTGATCTACAGAACGAGGGACTCCAGCTTGGAATCCTTCGTAAACACCAGCCGATAAAATTGGACGTAATTTTTGTACTGCGTTAATTGTATTTACGGATGACTTAGCTTGGTTAAATGATGCTCTAGTGTCCTCAACAACACCTTTAGCAAACTCTTTCTCCATCTCTCTACTACCCATATCAATTACGGTAGCACCAGCTCTACGCTGTGCAATATTTAATTTTTGCAGCTCATCATTCAAACGCTTAGACTCATCTGCCGTTAATGGCTGAGTAAAGTCTTTATTAGGGAACAAGTAACCTGCAACCCTACGAGCTTCGTTAGTAAAGTCTTGTTGTTTACGTATAATTTCTTCTTGTTTGTCGTATGATTCAATTTGCTTTAAATTATTTTCAATCTTTTCTCTTGCAGATTTTCCTGGCACTGATGCAAGTATTCTATTCTCAGCAAATAATCTAGCTCTCTCATCCATTGGAGCAGTTACAGTATTTGCTTGTGCTTCTGGACTTAAATTAGTTGTTTGTTGCTGCGGCATTGTCTTAGCATAAGCCTGAGTAACAGCCATATTCTCATTAATCCATTTCAATCCTTCTTTAGGATCAGCACGTAGTAACGCTACTAATGATGGATTATTTGCTACTTCAGGAGTCTGCATAACCTTTTGAACATCTTGTTGTAACGCTAAAGCCTGATCTCTTTGCAGTTTTAATTGATCTCTTTGTAGTTGTGCTTGCTGTATCTGCTGCTGAGTCTGGAAGTTCTGCAAACCTTGCTGATACGCACCACCAGCACTCTCAAAGCCACCTGCTACTGAGCCTAGAATGTTTTGCAATGCTGAACGTGGAGGGCCATACGCACTCATGCCTTTAGCCAATGCTAAACCTGCGCCTAGCAAACCCTGAATCTGAGCTTTCTTTTGCAGCGCAGCAGTTTCTTCAGCACCCAATAATCCTTGATAGAATTTAGGGGCTGTGCCAAATGGTGTTAAATCTTCAATTGCCATATATCACCTAAATTAGTGAAATCGGTTGACCGCCAACTACGGATTGTCTGTATGGATCTAATGATGCCATTGGATCGTAAGGCTTAACTCCACGACCTGCTTGTAAAGGCATAGAAGGAGCAGGAGAAGGCATTTGTTCTGGAGTTAATAATTCTTTAGTCGAGCTAAGTCCTGTCATCATTAGACCAGGATTTTCATAGCCAAATTTCTTCATTCCTTCAAAACCACCAGTGCCAATACCTACACCACTAGTAGATGCTGCGTTTACCATTGGTTGCGTACCTAATAGTGCTTGAGTTGAGCCTGAAACTGGAACAGCAGCAGCACTAGCAACAGTAGGTTGTGTGCCTAATAACGCACCGATAGATGGCTGAGATGCGCTTACTGCTGGTTGAGTTCCTAACAATGCACCTTGAGCGGGAGTAACTGCGCTAGCAACTCCAGGAGCAGCCACTTGAGAAGCACCATATAAAGAACCGCCTGTATATCCTGCGATACCACCAAGCAAAGCACCTTGTAACGGATTTCTTGGCTTCATTAATGCACCAACTCCTGCACCAGCAGCAGCCAATAATTGAGGAGTTATTACCGGATCGCCCATTATTTACCCCCTGATTGTGTAGTCGTACTAGTACCACCAGAAGGTACGCTAGTGAATAGATTCGTAAATTGCTGAAGTTTCTGTTGTGGCAACGTCTGTTCGTAGTTGTAACGATTGATAGCATCTTGCAATGCTTTCTGTTGATACGACTCTTGACCTTGACCTACTGTCAGTAACTTCTGGATATCCATGTAGTCAGCTTGAGCATAAGCTGGCGCACCTTGTACAGCAGCCATTTGTCTGCCACGTTCTGCCTCAGCAGATTGATACGCTAGTTGACCAGCACTTTCCGCTAGGTTACGACCAAATATGTCTTGAGCTTGACCTACCTGCTGACCCATTGCATTAGAGCCATAACGACCCATTGATGATGCTTTAGATTGCAGACCTTGTACGCCACGAGTATAAGCCTCTGTAGCTTGACGATTAGTTCCAGCTAACGCACCCTCTAGGAATGGATTAACGCCTCTACCTTGAACCGTTGAGAGATATTCTTGCTGTGCTGCTTGCTGAATCGGAGAGCCTGACATAGCTCTGGTTTGAGCTGCCTGTAATGCTGTCTGAGTAGCCTCGCTAGGAGAAACATAAGTTTGACCAGGAAAGAATGACGCACCAGGAGCTTCATACTGACGTTTAGCTTCTTCTAAACCATACGTTACATATGGCTTAATTGTGGGATCTATCCCGCTGGTTGTGGTTGAACCGCCTCCGCCTCCGCCCATATTTTTTACTCCTTAAATTTCGCAAATCCATTGTTTAGGCTTGAAGCCGAGCTTCTTAGCCCTACGTTGCCAACCTTGTCGATGGCTAGAAAAAGTTACATATTTTGCATTAGCTTGACTTGCCAAGCCTTTTATGTATTTTAGCCCATCTTCAACCATTTGATAATCATTTTCTAACGTCCATGCCGCCCAAACGTGTAGATGTAGTCCAGATGGCTGTAATATGAAGAAACCACCGAACCTCTGTTCCTTCAAAGCTACCCATAGAAGTGATCTATTAGAGATTAAATCTGCATAGACATCTTCTACTATCCAATCCTCTGGACTATACCCTTTGATCTGATCTAGTGGAGCTTTAATAGAAGCCCACCACTTTCTAATATCTGCTACTGGAATATGTCGAAATTCCATTAGCCCACCACTATGTAGCCGTATGTCTTATCTGCTGTGTTATTAGACCAATGTGTCAAAGTAGCACTCCCTTGAGTTTGTGAAGAAACGTAGATGTTACTTGTAGCTGATGGAGCTATGTATTGCATTGTCGCTATAACGCTAGGTACAGCAGGTCTTGTAGGACTTGTGCTTGTACCGTAATGCTCAATAGATACACCAGTATTAGAAACACGCCACATTATCTCAACATAATCATTGGCTTGCAATTCCAAAAAGAAATTAAGTGCGGCAATCATGTGACTAGGATCGCCAGCACTTTTACGAGTCGTTAATCCAAAACGACTATTTGACCCATCTATATTAGTTCCGTTCTTTCTAAACCAGACATCGACTTCTTCAGAGTCGTTATGTGAATTCTTAAACTGAATAGAAAACTGAATGTTATAAACGCCATAATTCCTGACATTCAGTCTAGAGCTATTTGATAGATACACCCCGTTAGAGTAATCCGTTGTATTTAGCGTTATTGCATAAGCTGTAGTCGTATTAGCCGCAGTCTGGTCTGTAGTATCCTGAAACGCACCGTAAGGAGCTGAATCAGCCTCAGCAGCGTTAGATACTGGAACCAAGAATATTAAACTTTCTTTACCTATACGGCTGTCGTATATAGTCGTAGTAGTCACATTACCTGTGGCTAAAGTTACTAGTCCAGAATTATTCGTCTTACCGTCCATAATCCCACGAACAACCTCAGCAACCTGACGCTGATCTCCACCAAAAGGCGGTAATGTCTGGAATTGAACAGTCCTAGTCATCGAGTACCCTGACCGCTAATATCAACCTCAACCGCTACAGCCGTTCTCCAGTTGCCACTAGGGTTAGTTTGAACCCTGTGATACCTACCTGCTGAACGTAGCCCACAGCGACCCTCAGAATCAGCTACAGACGCATCTCCGAACGTGATGGCACTATCTAACAACTCACGACTTGCTACCGCTACAGAGCCGCTACCAGCGTCCACAATTGGTCTGCCTAACGTAATGACTGAATGACCTACATCTATATCACCTGACGTTAGTGAAGCCTGTTTGTATTGACCGCTAAAGGTAACGATATTAGGGCCTCTGGTAGCACTCAGTAAAAGAAGTCCACCAACCCACTGACGATCATCAAGAGAAATACCTAGCGAATCAATACTTGCGCTAAATGCGTCCAAGCCCTCCAGAGTTACCGATGGAGTCAGAGCAAACGATACACTGTCAGCAGTAGTCTCAGCATAAGACCATTTGTTTAACGATATGTTGTAAATCAGTAGTAAATTGTCACCATTCTGAGCAGGGAATAACCAAACAATTAGTCTTTTCTCTGTATCTACTGCGGCTGACATTCCTAACTTAATGGCTGTTAAGTTTGCATTATCAAAGAACCATCTATCTATCTTTTCTGTACCGATTCCTTTGGTTGTCTGACCATCACACACGTAAAAACCATCATCAGCTAGAAAATACGTTAATCCTGCAAAGTTAATGATTGATCCGGCAGAAATGCAGCCAAGAGTACGGTTAATAGCGTCAAACTGGAAGAAATACGGACTACCTGCGTAAGACATACGGTAGATTGCACGTTCTAGGAACACGATACCGAACTCGCCACCAGCTAAACCAGTAATATCACCGCCATCAGGCATGACTTGAGAGTCAGATTGACTAGCAAGACCAGGAGTCCAATCTGTTTCATCGTTAATATCAGACCAATAGACCTTGTTTTCTTCGCCAGCTACGTTAGCAGCGACTACAAAGTCCTTAACTACCGTTACATACTTAGCAGTAGGAGCAGCAGCAGCCAAATCACCCGCATAAGTTGATGAATTTAACGTGTATGACTGCAATTTATTACTACCGTTAGCCATAATCATCTTTGTTCCGTACTGCGTAACATCCCAATACTCGATAGCACTGTATCCGGCAGTAGTTAATGGAGACATCGCACGAGTTCCAGCAGTAAACTTGTACAGGTTACTAGCTGAAGCACCAAATAATGATACCGTTCCAGCATATTTACCTGCGAAACAAGTCAATAAGTTAGCATTTGCATCGTCAGAATACTCAACCTCGTCCAGTATTGGGGCATAGCCATTAGTAACTGGATAACAGTTAACTGCGCCCGTTAAAGCACCTGTAACGCCAGGCTGATCTGGTAGCCATTCACCGAATATTATGCGTTGTTTAGCCATCTTTATTGCCTTGTCCAAGTATCAGATTGTGAAGCTACTACCGTCCATGTATTGTCATTAGCTGAAACGATAGTCCAATTATTCGCACCTTCTATCACGTTATCCCACTCGTCACCAATTACATGACCGTCAGCAGTTACGTCAGCGTTTCCGCTAATATTTCCTATGGCGTTCCATACTGCTATTGCTATACATGAAACTTCAGCTAAAGCATCTACAGAAGCACTACCCTGATAATCTACTTCACTACTAGAAGTTACCGTAGCCGTTCCATCAATCGCAGCAGAGCCAACCTGAACTCTAATACCTTCAGCCGTAACCGTTGCGCTACACGCTACATCACCAGTAAAGAATAAGACTCTAGTAGCCTCTGCCGTTACCGTAGCTGTACCACTTATAGCCGCAGTAGCGTTAATTACTAGACCACCGTTAGCCGTTACAGTAGCAGTACCAATTATTGCGCCAGTAGCACTATAAATAATCCCACCAGCAGCACTAACTACAGCAGTTACGTCTATAGAACCTGATGCAGTCTGAATCCTGATGCCAACAGCAGAAACCGTAGCTGATCCGTTAATACTTCCTGCACCACTATAAGTAGCAACAGCGTTAGCTACTACTGTGGCGTTAGCATCTACACTAGCCGTAGCTAATACAAAATTACCAGCTTCGCCTAATGACGAGTACGGAGCTTGTGAGTATGCTGATAAACCAAACATTTAGAATACTACCCACTTAGACCCACTCGGTACAGTTACGCTAACTCCATCATTAATCGTAATAGGGCCAGCACTCATAGCTGAATATCCGCTAGGAATAGAGAATGTTGTAGCTACAGTAAGACTATTTAATACGATACCGTTAGAAGAAGCCATTTGATCTGCATAAGCAGTATTCGCAGCATCCTCATGAACAGACTTAGCAGCAGGATATGTAACAAAAACATCCTTACTATTAGCTGCAAACGATAGTGGTGAAGTCGTACCAGAACTGTTAGACAATACCGTAGTACGGGCTAACGTAGTACCTGATGATGTGTACGTACCGATACCTACTTCCCATGTGTTGGCGGTGCTATCAACAATAGAATAGTAGGTAGTGTTACCGTTACCGATAACAGAAAAAGACTGGAATCCAGCTACAGCACCAGCAAGCGTTAGCGTACCAGTGCCAGCAGTGGTGGATGTTTCCCTAACACGATCTGCGACAACTAGTGGCATCGCTTACTCCTTACGCCAGAGTTACGCTAAGACCGCCAATAGCTATCTTAAAGATATCTCCAGATGATATAGTTTTAGATGTATCCAATGCTGTGTGATATAGCAAGTTACCGCTAGAAGTAGCATCGAGAATACCGATCCAACCTACAGTACCCCATGAACCTGAAGCCTGTGGAAACTCTACAGCAGCAGTATTCGTAGATACACCGTTACTAGGCGCACCCATCGTTACCGCAGTACGTGTATAAGAGCCACCTGATACTTCAGTACCAGTATTAGCATCAGTAGGATCAGATGTATATAAACCGATATATACAGCAGCAGGACTTGTGTAGCTCGTGTTACGCAAGGTAGCGTTGATTAAAGCTCCCTCTAAATAGTTTGACATTTCAGCCATAATTGTTACCTCACGTTATAAGACATTGACATTGGCTGACCACTGTACTCACTACTCTGGTCAGATATTGTTATTGATGATATTGCTCTATCGTACAAGCTCGCCCAAGTCTGTAGTCTTGCATCATTCATCAGATACGGCTCTGCCTCGCCTAAAGCTGCGTACAGTAAAGCATCTGGATAGTTGGTCAAGAAAACATTACCTGTATTGGTATCGCTCAAAAAGTACGGCTGTGCGTAGTAGAGCATCTGTAATTGATAAGCACTATCTGGAACTGGAGATAGTTGTAGTTCAGTCGCTAAGACAGTGTAATCAGTAGGCTTACCTGATTCTGTAACTCTGAAAGAATTATAGAAAGCGTTAGGAGCTTGATAAGCTAGAGTCGTAATAGGATTCGTATTAACGTGAATATCACGCATCTCTAAGAAGTCAGTAGGAAGTCCAACAGTAGAGTCACCGCCAGTAGTTAGCGCAGTAGCTACAACCAACATCTGACGAGTTCTAACTTCTCTACGCAAACGTAACTCAGCTAACTGAATAAACGTAGGAATCATAGCCGTTAGATCGCTACGAGCCAAATAACTAGCTATTGTAGTTTTTAAGTCACTGTAGCTTGTAAACGCCATATTATTCCTCTAGTTGCTCGAAATCATCCCAACCATACTCATACGTACCTATGTGTTTGATGTGCATAGATAGCTCGTGATCCACGTAAGTATCAAAGCCATTATCACCAGCCTTAACGCAAAAGTGAACATCCTCACCTACTACACCAGTCGGCCCCCATCCGGCATCAAACCAAGCCTGTGGAACCTTCTCAAACACTTCCCTACGAATCATTACCGCCCCAAAACCAACAGCAGTAACCTTCTCAATACCTTCTTTACCACGAGAATCGACATTAGACCAATGATGGCGAATACCTTTCTCATCTTCTGACTTAACTAACAACTTAGTCGTAGGCATACAAGGCTTACGTCTTGTGACTGCATTGACACCGAGAATCCCAACTTCACGAGATAACATAATTGTTATCAGGTCATGTGGAAAACGCATATCGCTATCAATGAACAGAATAGCGTCACAGCCCTCTTTTAACGCCACCTGAACTAACTTCTCACGCTGATCGAATATCAACGTACCAGGCATCGTATAAAGGCTTAGACCGCCCTTTCCGTCCTTGCATCGAACAGACGCATCGTGTGCAGCCATCCTAGCAAAGTCAAAAGCAAATCCTGTATGAACCTCGTCTCTACATGGAATACAAACGCCAACTCTCATACTGTTCCTCGATATATCTTTAACGGAGCTTGGTCTGGATGGTTGAGCCACTTCTTAAAAGCGTTCTCGTCCATTATATAAAAGCCACGCATGATTCCCATTTGATTTAGCTTATCAATAGCCGTAAAAGGTATTGAGCCTATTAAATGTAAATCCTCTGTCGCTCCTGTCCTAGCCTTATCTACTTCCTGTAACGCTTTGTTGCGCTCCAAGATGTCTGATATATCTTGATTAGTCTCGATGATAATGCCGCCATCACCGTCCGCATGAACCGTATGATTACGTAAGTTTTCCATTAATCCCTCTAAAAAGCCCCCTACCGTTAAGTAGAGGGCTATCTAAATTACAGCGAGAAGTCCAAGTCAGCTACGATACCGTGAGCTGCTTCGTTCTTCACTTCCAAAGTTACTTCAGCAAGAATCTGAGTTTTCTCAGAGTCACCAGCCTTAGCCAATTCATTAGTCATGAATGGACGCAGATAAGCCATCGCTGCGTACTCAGGATCAAGAATTAACATATCACGATTACGCATGAATCTGTCAGGCACAATTGACAGTTGTCCAAAATCGGACTGATAAATATCGGCCGCGCCAATTATCACGCCAGCTTCAGGCTTAGTGATCTGATAGCGATTAACTGCGATACCAGCAAAGCCAGATACTTTCTGCTTACCTGCTGAACCAACGAATACAGCCTTTGGTGAACCGCCCGCATCAAAGATTGAAGCGATAACAGTTTTCATCAATGCTTCAGTTGCAGTACGCTGTGTACCATCTGTACGAGTAGAAGTACCTGAAGTTGCTGGAGCAGAACCGCTAGTGCCTTGTGAGCTGTTGGACTTAATCCATGACAACAATGAACCCATTGTGCGGGCTATGGTAGATGTGCCTGCTGATTTACCTTGATTAGCAGTGATAATGGTTTCTAAGTCACGCTTGATTTCAGCAGAAGCCTTAGCCAATTGGTAAGCCTTTTCTGACTTACGACCTGCTTTGTTAACTTTTTCCAATGTTCCGCTGACCTGAATTGTCTTCTGTACGATCTGTGTATAATTTCCAACACGAGTCGTTGGAGAAGCAGTGATAGAAGTTGCATCTGCACCCTCGACCGCAGCGTTAGCAGTAGTAGCAGCAGAAAGCGAATCAGTCTGCCATTCATGGTAAACAGCAGTTGCGCTAGTCTTACCAATAGAGGACATAATTGGTGTATCTGTTGGACTGATGTTATAGATAACATCGGATAAATCTTCACGCATACCGATGGCGGTGAAAGTCTGATATGTAGGCATTATATTTCCTTATAAGAATCGTTCAAAAGCGGCTGCGGCATCACTAATCTTTCCAGATTGTCTAGCCCTAGCCTTCAGTTTTTTAATATCCTCAGCACCACTATCTCTAGGCTGTGATACTCCTGGCTTCATAGCTTTAGGAGCTTCATTCACCTTCTTAGCGATACCAGGTTGCGATGCTTTCAATTTATCGTACTGCATAGCTTTATAAAGCGTTAATACTGCACGAGAATCAAATACATTCGCTAATTCATCATCCGAGAATCCAGCCTGTTTACCGTAGCTGCGTATCTCTTTACGGACTACCTCACCCTTAACAGGATCAGCATATTCAGGTAACGCACTAACTAACTTCTCAGCTTCCTGTGCTACTTTTGCACGTAACTGATTCTGTCTGTCGTATTCCTGCTGTTGAGCTATATGCGCTCTCTCAGCCTGAACCTGCGCTAACTGCTTTTCCCTCTGAGACATCTCTGCAACCTTAACAGCGTATCCAATAGGATCAGTCTCTTTCAGGTATTCCAGATTCTCTGTTTCTTGAGGCTGCATCAAGGCTTGCTCGATATACTGCAACCTCTCCGCATAAGTATCTCGGAGTTGCTTCGCTTCTTGAACTGCATGGCGTTCAGCTTCAACTGCCTTACGTTCTTCCGCTACAGCTTGCGATTTCTTTGTATAATCAGTGCCAAGTTGATACGACTTAATGAGTTCATCAAGGGTTACATCACGTTCTTCTCCCGCAGCTTTCACTCGGAATGTTTGATGTTCCTCTGACACATCAGCTTCTTCTTGTTCTACCTCAGATTCTTCCGATTCCTCGTATTCCTCTGATTGGGCATCGCTATCGTTGGATTCTGTGCGCTGTTCTGGTTGTTCCTTATCGGAGCCGTCATCAGTACCCATTAATCCCAAAATAGCGTTTGCTGCACCATTTACATCTAACTGTGCATTTCCTTCTGGAGTCATGCTTTCAGTATCGCTCATGTTTTCATTTCCATAATTATATAGGGAACCGCCCTATACGGACTACAAAATCTTCCATCTTTTTGCGTCAATGAGCTTCT